AACATCAACTCATTAAGGGAGTTTATTATCGAGGAAATGATACAAAGGTTTATTTGTTGCCACCTAAAGAAGAGTGGACAGCTTTTGGAAATGGGAATATTTCTATTATGCGAATTGCTCGAGATAAGGTTAAGCACCTTTCTGCAGTTCCATCCCTCCAAGTTGTCGCACCCCAGACTGGACATGCTCGTGTGTGTTTGTACGTTGGTCTTAATCCTAAGACAACTCTTCGTGAGTTTACAGCCACTTGTTACTCCTGGGATGGAAAAGCCACCAGTGATGTAATCCACTCTGCGTCCACAGAAAATTATTGTTGTGGATCCTTTTTGTATGACTCAACGCTTAATGCGGTCGTTGGACTGCACCATGGATCTATTGGACCTGATTCCAAGCATGGTGAGAACAATTTGTGTTCTCCTTTAAAAGCGATGGAGGCACGCCAGTGAAGCTCCTCCGAAAAAGTCATGGCACGTACGTCGAACTGAGAAAATTCGTTGGCGTACAACCATATAAGCATATGGATATAGTTGGAACGTTGCCTGGTTCCGAGATAAAGAATAAACGACTTTATTCTCGTCATACTTCTCCTTATGCCAAATTATATGGTGTTGTTGGCCTGCAGAATCTTATGGATATAGCAGGAGACAAGTTTCACGTTGTGAATACGTGTTCTTCCAACTATTATAAAACATGTTTATCGTGGGATCAAAAACCTGAGTATACATATGAGGACGAGATTTCTCACTTGTTCGCATTGCAGTTTTTTGATAATTACTATGGTCCTATAATGGATGATTGTATAGCCAACTCCGAAGAAATTTGTGAGTATATTGACTGGACTAAATCTCCAGGATGGCCCCATACTTATTTTGGTTTTCGAACTAAGAGCGATCTTGTACATGCTCTTACTGACACATTGTTTTATGAACGTGTCGGAACCCCACCTATCTGGAATGTTGCTGGAAAGGTTGAGTTTAAAGATATTGCTGACATAAAAGAGAATAAGATACGGTTGTTTCAAATACCGTCATTTGAACTCTTGTGGTCGCAGCTAAAATTTGGAAAGCGTATTTCTTTGCGCCTGATGAACTATCATTGGTCTTCGTATGGTTTTAATCCCTACGGAGGAGGATTTGAGCGTCTTGCTCGTCGCCTGTTACAGAAACCCTATCGTGGGTGTTATGATGTTTCAGGATGGGACAAATTTCTCCCTCTCCTTAAAGATATTTATACTGTGCTACGCAAACGTGGTAACATTCCTGATTCTGAACTTGAAGAGTTCATCTGGACTGTGCGAAACACTTGCGAGTTCCTACTTAAAACTACGGATGGAAACGTCTTTTGTAAAAAGTATGGGAATGCCAGCGGAAGTGGTGTAACCACCCGTGATAATATCTTTGGCCATATTATAATCTTTGCCGCCGGATTATACGACGCTTATGTCGCTAAAAATGGTAAGGCACCTCCGATGTCATTAGTTCATGATCAACTAGTACATTTGTACGGAGATGATAACGTTTTTGCTGTTGATGAAGAGTTCTCACTTATGTGTGATGAATCTTTTCTAGCAAAACACCTTGGAAAATATGGATTGAAGCTTAAGTTCTTCTTTGGAGGTTTGAATGCAGATTTGCATACTCTATCCTTTCTTGGTGCCAGTTTTAAATATCTGGACGGCCGTTGGTTGCCGAAGTACGACGTGACTCGTCTTGCAACAACGATGATCTACGAGCATGATAGGCTTGGTTTAGATCAACATCTCGGAAAAGCGTTTACGTTAATGGTTATGTCATTCCCGACTGATCATTTTAAGGTCTTCAAAACCGCGTACACTTCTCTAGTTAACAGTGATATCGTTTCACGTAATTTAGATGACCCAAAGATCCGTGTGTATTCCCTTGTTGGAATGCCCGAAGATGCCCAGATAATGGCCTTCTACACAGGATCTGAGGCGAGCAATTTAGATGCTCTGATGTTTGATTTTTCATCGGAGCTCTTGTCCGCTTTCTAGATTATAGAGGTTGGGTTATGATTCCCTATCGCTTGCTCTTTATTATTTGGGTGTGCCCTCGAAAACAGCACTGTTTAAATAATGAGTCAATCTCAAGCTAAAAATCAAAAACGA